AACTATATGTTCTAACCCAGTACCTTTAAGTAATCTATTATTTGTTAAATATAATTCGTTACCTAAATTGTCGTATGTTTGTGGTCCTTGTATAAAATGAGATGATGTTATGTTTACACCATTTCCTCTATGAACCTGAATAAACTCATCTTGCAATGAATCATACCAAAACGAAGAAGAACCACCCGATGAACCACTATCTATAACGTTTATTCCTGCAAATCTCGATATTGGAGTTGCGGTATTTAACGTTACAAATGCTGCACCAAGTGTTAAGTTCGAAGAAGTGATATTTTGAATCGAAGATGAACCTTGTACAATTAAATCACTTGTAACATACAATGAACCACTAATTACTTGTTGTCCACTAAATACGTTACCACCACTTAATTTTGCATATGAACCAGATGCTGCGTTTAGATTTGCTACCGATATTGCTGCTGCTGATGCGGAAGTAATTAAAGAAGCAGTTACAGTTGATAGTGCACTATTTTTAGTTTCTAATGATGCAGTATAAGTTCCTAATGTAGATAACTTTGTGTCAATAGAACCAGTATAAGTTGCTAATGTAGCAGCTTTACTATTTTCAGATGCACTAAATGAGTTTAAGTTTGCATTAGAAATAGCTGCCGCACTTGCTGATAAGATTAACGAACCAGTGATAGTTGCTAATGCAGTATTTTTAGTTTCTAATGAAGAAGTGTATGATGCTAATGTTACATTTTTACTTTCAACCGATGAACTAAATGTGTTTAAGTTTGCAATTGCAATTGTGTTAGCGGATGCCGTTGAAATTAACGACCCACTTATTGTTGCTAATGCACTATTTTTAGTTTCTAAACTACCTGTGTAAGTTGCTAATGTAGCAGCTTTACTAATTTCAGATGCGCTAAATGAGTTTAAGGCATCAATACTAATTTGTTGTGAAGCAGATGAGGCATTTAATGATGCAGTTACCGCTGATAATGTTGCAAATCTACCATCGTAAGATGCAGTTACCGTACCAATTGTTGATAATTGAGTAAGAACTGATGCAGAGAATGTATTTAATAAATTTACTGAATTACCAATTGTACCACTACCAATAGATTGTGATAATGCAGTAATTGATGTTGCAACGGATGCACTAAACGGTTGGATGTTACCCACCAAGTTAATTGCCTCATTACCATCTTGTCCTAATAAGAATAAAGTAGGAAGTTGGGTTGAAGAACTTGCGTAGAATGGAACACCATTCAACATTCCACCATAAGTAGAACCAGGGAAAGTGTTTGGTGCTGCTACACCTCTTATAATTCTGTTGGTTGCTTGCACTTGCCCATCGGCAGGTACAACAAAGGTAATGGCATTGCCATTGGAAGCAGTTAGGTTCGATGAACCCGATGCTATTACTATCTCACCTTTTTGAAGTGAGCCGGTTACGGTGCTTAGGGATTCTAAACTACCTCTCCTGTGTTTAATAATTTGTGCCATATTTTGGTTTTAGTTATGCGTGTTTATTCTCAATCTATAAATATGTTTTTTTTATATAACCGTTAAATAAATTATTTTTTTTTTACCATTCACCTTGATCAATAATTTGAGATGATGTTACTGTTAATTCTGCATCAGTTGCAAATCCATTATCTAATGATGAACTAAATGATTCTAAATTATTTAATCTCGTATTTACGGATGATGAAATATTAATTGTATTTGCCGAACTTGCACTAATCTCACTACTAATAGAAGAACTAAATTGTGTGAATATTGTGTTACTTGCACTAATTTGTGTATGAACGGATGCACTAAATATGTTAAATACTGAGTTACTTTGTGAGAATGATGTTGCCACACTTGCACTTAAACCACTTTCTATTGAACCAGTTATAGATGCCAATTCGGTATAAATACCTACAAATGAATTTGAAATAGAAGAACTAAACTCAATAAAATTAGTAGTTTGTAATAAATCAACTTGAGTAGATGACGATATAATCCCATCTGGCAATGCACCTACTATTTCACCTGTTACTATATCAATAACTGATTGGGAAAAATCTTGCCCAATAGTTGCCGCCGTATTTAAATACGAACCACTCTCTATTTGTTTTAATCTTATTAAGTTTGCCATATCCTATAAATATCTTTTATTCTTTTAACTTACCCATAACATAAATATCATTTATAGTCACATTATCGTAATCTATGTATTGTTCATTTAAAGTTATTACTACATTATTTCCAACTTCTTTTATTGTATAGTTTCCCGGAATATGTAAACCAAATACTAATACTTCAAAATTATTAGGTGATGCTCCTTCTGTTCCGTAATCTAAACTGGCACTATGTATTGTTAATGTATTTAAGTTATTATCAAATTCGTCAATATTTCTATCTATATTTCTAGCACTATATTGCAATATTTCTTGATGAAAATCTATAATAGTTGCTTTATTATTTATTAATTTTGTGGGATTTATATTTGAACGAGTTTTTGATTGAAAGCTATTATTATTTGGCACTTCTATATTTGCCAAACTACCAGTTAAATCATTGGACACTAAATTATTAGGATTTATTTTTGGTATAATCCTATTTATTTTTCTAGCGTTTGAATTAAATTGTTTAAGCATAGTTTTCTATATCCCCCACTATTTCAATGTAATCTGTGTTATCTAATTCAAACTCAAAATTAGATTTAATAAACTTAATAAGTAAACCATTATCACCTTCTTCTATTATATAATCTTTAGCATTTATAGCTTGTGTATTTATAAATAAACTCAATCTATCCTGAGTGGTTCTATATTCTATTTCTCTTAATATGGAAACAAATCTCCAATTAGTTGCTTCGTAAATCCAATAATTAGGATGTTCTAAATCTTTTAGAATCAAAACCGATTTACCAGGTTTTCTAAACATTTTTTGAGTAATATCTAATAGTGTTCTTTTCATTATGCAATATCAACAAACTTACCAATTATTGCAATCTCATCCGTAGATGTAACTTCAAATCCTAAATTAGCAGGAATAAAGTTTATACCAAATGAATTGCTAGTTATTGTAACTGTAAAATGTGATGTTTGATAATATCTAACACCGTTTATATATACTTTTATATCATAATTTGCCCCAATTACATTTAACCCACCAGTAATAACCGATGATAATTGCTCCGGTGTTTTAATTAACTTTATATTAGAAAATATTATGGTATTATCTGCAATAGGATTTCCAATTTTACTATTATTTAATGAAAGAAAATCTACTAAATCTTTATTATCATAATATGGAGATGGTGTTGTAAGTAATCCTTCTAATCTACCGTTTGCAGTTACATCCGTTTCGGTTGCAACAACTACCTTTTTTATAGACATTGATTTTTTAGTAGTTGCTTGTCCATCAAATGTTTCTGGCAATAAATATGCTTTTACATTTAGTGAAAATTCTACTCTGTTTATTCTTTCAGTTCCTTCACCTACCTCATTTACTATATTATATTCACCAACTTCTGTTCTGAATTTAAACCTATCTTTATCTCCCCAATATTGTCCTGTATAATTTAATTGTTCTACAACTGAATTTAAGTGTTCTGTATAAGATGTCCAACACATACAATCGTAGTTTAATTCTACATATTCTGGCATCTGTATATTATAAATTTCATATTTAGGTTGTGTGTTTTTACCCAATAATGTAAATCTATCGTATTTATTATCCTTTGAATACTTTGTAATACCGGAATATGAAGTTTCTCTTTTAATCATTGCCATAGTATCATCTTTTGAAATAGATGTTCTACGAATCATTAAAATTGGAAGTTGTATTTGTCCTTTATTATCCCTAAATACACCTTGTCTTCTTGCACCATTCCATCTTTCCGAATTACCATATATGACAGGTATTTTTAATGCAGTTCCGTTATTATCCAAAGTTGGTAAAACGGTATCTTCTAAATAAGACATCATCGCATAATCAATATCAAAAAGAGAAACACTTTGTTTCAAGTCTCCTTTTTCAGATTTGATTTGATTTGCTCTGTTTAAGTCTTTTCTTTGTGGGTTTGTAGACATATTAGTTTATTCTTTCTTCTATATTTAAGTCTGATTTTCTTACCATAAATGTAGAGCAAACTATACTAAAATTGTTTTCAGTTTGTCCACCTACAAATTGTGTTTCAGATGTATTATCTATTTGGTAATATGATTCATCAAAATAAATTACATCACCCGTTTCAGGATAAGCATTCTTTTCTTCACAAGCCCATCTATCTATCAGCACCAAAACCTTCGTAGTTAATTGTAGATGGGTCTTTATTTATTAAAGCATACATAGAAATACCTTGATGCCAAGTTTTGTTCAATGATTCCCCATAGATATTTACTTTTGTATCAGATAAGTTTATCTTAAACAATACAATTGTATTTTGAATTACATCATCAACTAATTCTCTGGCGATACTTTTGAATAAATCAATATCTCTACCTACTAAAAACTTTGGCATATTATCCTACATATATTTTTAACGGAACTTTTTGTAACATCTGTTGTTGATGGTCTGCTTCATGTGCTTTATTTTCCATCACATTCTTTCTGCTCATCTCTTCCAAGTTCTCTCTCAATTGTTGTATCAAGTAATCCTTCTCTACCTGTGCTTCTGCTCTCAATGCTGCCCCATCTAAGGATACTTCTGCATCGGGTATAGGTATTGAGCTATACTTCTCTCTTATTGCCCCTAGTAACTCTTTAGAGAGAGCCAAAGTGTACTTTCTAATCCATTGTTTGCCAACATCATTTATGTCGGAATACTGAATGAAATCATATGGAATATCAGAATAATCAGAAAGTGAATCTGCTTGAATAATTTGTGAATCATGTTCAAACTCATCTCTACTCATATATTCAATATACACTCTGCTAACAGTTCCGGTAGTTGGTATAGGAAATATTTCTAATTTATTATCTACTATATTAAATGTATGATGTGATTTACGAATATGGTCATTAAATTCAATTTGTTGCATTCTCAATACATCTTCGTAAAGAGGCATCATTAAGAATTGTGCAGCAGGTGAAAAGTTTCCAAATCCCAACTCACTCATTAAGTTTAGAGTACCTTGTGCTCCAACCGAATACGGGTCAAAGAAACGTGCGATAGCAGGAGTTGCTTCGTGAAACACTCTTGTTACATCTACCGTAGAACTTCCACTAAACATAGTTGTAAACGATGAAGATGTTTCCACATCTATCGATGCACTCATTATATTATAGAGTTGTTGTCCTGGAATTAAATTAATATATGCTTTTTTAATTGCAGTTGAACCTCCTACACCTGCTTGTGTTCCGTATTGTTGAGACATACGAATTGTAGTTGGTAAAAATGAACCATCTACAAGTGTTTGTGAATAATTTGCAACTTTACCCTTTGGTTGTCCTCTTAAAATATCAAGGTTATTACGAAGATTGAATTGATTTACTTGTGCTGAATATTCTGAAGTTGATTCTTCAAAGCAAGTAAATATTTGCTCATTATCCAATTCAATATTAACAATTGGGTATCCCAATCGTTTTGCTACCCATGTTGCAGTTTTGGGTGCATCGATTCTAAACTCAGTATCCGAATCGTAAATTCCAAAAGGAGTAGAAGAACCAGATATAAATGAGCCAGATGCCGAACCCGACCAATAAATGTTTTGAGACATAATGAAAATTTATAGTTTTACTACTATAAATATAAGAATAAAAAAAGAAGTGGTATGATACCACTTCTTTCTTATTTTAGTTTAATATATTTGAACTAAACCCCTATATGTGAATGTTCCAGTATCCGTTACTTTGAATTGTGCAGAACCACTACTAAACCCTACTGTAAATGATGGATTGGGTGCACCTGCTCCGGATGTTACAACCGAATCACCGCCAATGTTTGAGTTAATAGCATTTGCACCCTGTGCTATAATGTAATTACTATAAACAGTTGCTTTACCCGTGCTATCATTATGTACCGAAAATGCGTATGTTCCACCACGATAAGATGATGTTAAAAATTGGTGTAATACATAGTTTGTCGGATTCGTTACCGTATGTGAAAAATATGTTTGTGCAGTTCCACCCATTACAATAGAACCCGTAATAGTTACTGAACCCGTTATCGTTTGTCCTGCCGTAAATACATTTGAACCCGTTACTGCATATCTTAAATCTAATGAACTTGTCAATTGTGATGAACCACTAACTAATCCATTTGGTAATTGTGCAGAAGAACTAATAATTCCTCTACCAGTCGTTTCATATGAACCACTAACAAATCCAAAAGATGTAATTTGTGCAGATGAACTAATTAAACCATTAAATGATTGTTCGTTGGTTGCAGATATTATTCTACTATTCAATGAAGAACTAAATGATAATAGTGATGTATTTCCTAATTCACTAAATGATGTCGAACCTGTAATTCCAAAACTACCACTCAATAAAGTATTACCTTGCATTGTGTTATTACCAACCATTACCGTAGAACCACTAACTTGTAGAGAACCCGTTGTTATAATATTACCAATGTTAAATTGTGCTCCAATGTGAGTAAAACTTCCACTTAAGTATTGGAATGAAGCCGTTGCTGCTATAAATGAGGCATCTCCTATCAATCTCATACCACCTGCTGAAACTAAAATGTTTCCATCGATGTTTGTTAAAGTTGTATTTGGGTCACCTTGATTACCTGCTATATTGATTGAACCAGATGATACGAATATTTCACTAAAAGGCCTTTCTAATGTTCCTAATGTTGCTCCTCTTGCCGTTTTTGGAACGATGTTTCCACCCAATTCCGTTGTTCCACTTATGAATAGAGAACCTGTTATAGTTTCATCACCTCTAAATAAGTTTGAACCGGTTGTTGCGAATGAACCCGTATCTATTGTTTGTGAAGAACTAATAAAACCAAATGCAGTTATTTGTGCAGATGAACTTACTATACTTCTACCAGTAGTTTCGTATGAACCACTTGCAATACCTTGTGGAATATTTGTTAAATCATTGTAAGAAATACTACCACTTATAATTCCTCTACCTGTTGTTTCATAACTCCCACTAACAAAACCAAATGATGTTATTTGTGCAGATGAACTTACTACACCATTGGTTGCATTGATTACTCCGTTGATACCACCAATTACATTTAATGAACCTGTAATGTAAACCGAACCTGTGAATATGTGGGTATCTCCTTCATCTAATCCAAAATTGGTAGATGCGGAAAAATGTGATATAGATGTGGTTGTTACATTAAAAGTATTTGCAAAAATATCACCTGCAATAGTGATATTACCCATTATAATTTGACCACCTACGAATATATTAGAACCAGTAGTTGCAAATTGACCTGCTGAAATATATCCCAACATATCATCTTCTTGACGAGTTACGATTGAATCAATTTTTTCTAATTCGTATTGCTTTGTATAATTTTTAGCTTTTTCAAAAGCGGAATATCTTTGTTCAATAGGCATGGTGTGGTAAGTTTATTTACTATAAATATAAAAATAACACAATAGACATAAAAAAAGGGAAAGTATTTCTACCTTCCCTTTTAATAAACTAATCCGTTGAGATTAAAGAGTCTCTAATCCATCAACTAAGATTTTACCGTAGAATTCTGGTCTTACGATTTTCTTAGCGTAACGAGTCATAACACCTCTACGCGGAGTAAAGTTAGTTGGGTCGTACACTAATGGAGTCATAATCAACGGTACATATGGAGCGTAAACCGCACCTGTCTCGAAGAAGTTAGAACCTTTGAATCCTAATAAGATAACGTTCTCAGTCATATAAGGGTTTTTGTAAACATCGTATCTGTTTGAGATTTGTCCGATGTTAGTTACACCCGCTGCGAAAGTTAAAGCATCTTTACCAGGGTTTGCAGAGAATCCGTTCATTGATTCTAAGATTGTAGCTACGTTAGGAGAAACAACAACGAAGTTTGCTCCACCTCTCATAGTCAATTGGTGAATCTTGTTAGAGATTTTCTGTAATTTGATTCCCAAAGTCTGGAACCAAGTACTCTTTTGGTATGCACTTGCTGCAGCTGCGTTAGCGTCGATAGAGAATCCGTTTCCGTTCCAATCGTATCCAACTTTTGCTGACCAATATTCAGTTGAGAATGCGTTTTGCTGCAACATCTCTAAAATTTCTAAGTCAATCTCTAATGAGATATACTCAGATAACATTTGAGTTAATTCAGCTTCTGCATCTACCGAGTGGTATGCATTTAAGTCTTGAGCTAATTCTGGAGTCCAGATTGCTTTCAATTTACGAGTCTTAGCAACGATAGGCTCAGATTTCAATTCTAATTCGATTTCTGGAATAGCCAAGTTGTTTCCTCTATCTTCAAAATCTCCACGAGATACAGAAGTAGGTTGTACATGGTAGTATAAAGTTGAACCATTTCCACCTGCTGAACCAGTACCAGTTACAGTTCCAACGAATTCAACGTTGTTACCATTTTTAGTAGTGTATTGAGGGAAGAAAGTAGATGAACCAGATAATAAAGCTAATTCAAATGCTCTGATACCGTTAAAATCAGCATCTGCTGGTAATGCAACAGTTACTTTTTTCAATGTGTTAGCTGCGTATGATGCAGAAACGGTTGCGTTTGAGAAATCAAAATCAATATCTCCTAATGAAGCAGAAGCAACAGTTGCAGTAATAGCAGAAGTTGCGTTGTTGATTGTATATCCAAAACGACCAGCTCCATAAAGACCACCAGCTGCTTCTTGAGTAGAACCCAATTTGTTACCTGATGGAGATTGTGAATCTTTACCAAAAGTTCCACCATTGCCGAATAATGAAGAACCTGTAAAATCTGGATTACCTGCTGGGTTTGAACCATATTTAAAATCCATATAAAAAATAAGACCTGAAGGTAAGTTCATTGGTTGAACCGAAACAAATTCTTTTGCTGCGATAGAACCAAAGATACGTCTTACCAAAGGTAAAGCAACACCTGCCCATTCTTCCGAACCTGCTGATGTACCTGTACGAGTTGCCTCATCCAATAATTGCTTAGCTTGGTTTTCTAACATTACTGCCATACCATGCTTAGTTGTTTCAGAACCTACTCCTTCAAGTAATCCTGTTTTTTCCCACTTGCCTTTCAAACCTCTAGTTTGCTCAAGCATTACGCTCTGTGGGTTAGCACCTGTCATTAATTTTTTAATATCCATTTTTAATAGAATCTTTGTTTTTTTGTTAATTAATTATTTAATAATACCTGCTAATTTCTTAAATCTGTCAGAGAAATTTGTAGATTCAGCAATTACTTGCTTAGATTGTGCTGGCTTTGTAGATTTTGTTACTTTGCTAGCAATTCCTTCTGAGATTGATTTTTTAGTAGATTTGTTAGATGATGAATATTTGAAGTTCTCTGCTAATGTAGAGTAAACCAATTTCACTTCTCTAACTGAATTTGTTCTATCCAAAGTTTCGATGACTTTAATCTTTTGTTCGTTAGTCATGTTGTGTGCTCTGAATAATTTGTTTGCAAATAATAATTTTGCATTTAAAAGATTAACTTCGTTAATAGTTCTTTGAAGTGATTTGATAGTTTTGTAAGCTTCGTTTAAATCTGCTTTCAATTCATCTTTATCTTCTTCTTCATCCATTTTCTCATCATCACTCTTCATATCAGCTTCCATTTCACGAAGAATTTCTTCTAAATCAATTACTTCGTTAGTTTGTTCAACTTTTACTAATTTAGGGTCTTCTGCCTTATCAGTTCCAGCTTGTGAACCATCTGAATATGCATCTTCATACATTTCTTCTTCTTCACCAG